GGAATATCAACAAACTCAACACATACGTACAAGTAAAAAGGGTAATTACCACAGTTACTTTAGAAAAAAACGTATTGTGATCTTTCGTTGCGACTGTTGTCAGGGAATTTTTAAACGTGACAAAGGCGATGTAGACCCTAAGCGTTTAGATAATAATTATTACCATGTATGCGGTAATTGCGATGCTAAGAAGTTTGCCCAGAGTAAAGGCGTAGAAGCTCGGCGAGTTTGGGATATGCCAGTTAGTAGTCTTAAGACACTAGACCAATTCTAGAACTAATAACGTTCCAGTTGATAATTTTCCATTGATTAGCTAGATAGCCTTTCTTGTCTGATTGATAATCCAGCGCCCAGGCATGCTCCCACCAGTCAATTAACAAGACAATATCCATCTTAATTTCGTGGTTCTTAATTGTTTTAATTTCGCCTCTATGCGACAAATAAACCCATCCACTACCTTGCACTGCCATAGCTTCTTTTTGAAACTTATCTTTAAAGTTATCAAAAGTTTTAAAGTGCTTGGTAATAAATTCGCTAGCAGATCCATCTGGCTTGTTAGCACCTGCGGGTACTTGAAATTGTGTAAAATAAATGTCGTGTAAAAAGGCACCTGCTTCGTTAAAATCAGCATCGCCTTCGCCCTTGTTAAAGCGATCCACATAGGCTTTGTACAATTTACCGTAATGATAATCTATAGTATCTTCGCTAAGACTGGGCTCTAAATCATCGCGAGCATAGGGCAACTTTGTTTGGACTAAAGTTTTAGGAGTCTTGCCTTCGTTTAATGTAATATGACGTATAAAGTTGTACATAGTAATATTTATCGGAATAAATAACTCGGAGGATAAAACACTATGATTAAATTTATCAAAAGTTTCTTTAAAAAGAAGGAAGACCCAATCGCACCTTACAAGGTAGAAACACCAGTTAGCCCTGTAGCTGATGATGTTACCCGAGCAATGGTAGAATCTATTCCGGCACCAGTGCCAGAAGAACAGCCTAAAAAAGCTCGTAAACCACGTGCCGCTAAAACTGAAAAAGCACCGGCTGTTAAAAAGCCACGTGCTACAAAAAAGCCTAAAGCAGAGTAAGAGACTTAGCCTGCTCGTATAGAGCAAAACTAGCTAAGTTTTTGCCTTTGCTTTCGCACATGATATCGTGCGAGTTTAAAAAGCTCAAAGCCCATTCATTCGTTGCTGTGTTCCAGTAAAAGTCTGAATGTGCTCTGAGCTTTTGCTTTTTGTAACCTTCTTTTAACAGTTGTTCGTGATGCGGCGGAACTTGTGTATCATGTCCTATGAGATAATCTTCACGGCTAACTGAATAATGAAGAGTGGGACGAACACCACGCCAAGACTCAACAACACGTAAAACACGCGGATCCTGAGGGCTAATGTATTCTCCTTCTCGAATCCAGTGATGATGTATGTCCAAAACAATAGGTATAGTATCACACAAATCCAAGCAGTCATCTAGTCCCCACGAGTTTTCTTCGTTCTCAATAGTAATGGTATTGCGAGCTTCGGGTGATAGTTTCCCGTATGCTCTGCGTATGCCTTCAGGGCCTTGCTTGCCTGATATGTGTACATTGATTTTGAGGTCTTGGAACTTACGTCCAAAACCCATCCAACGGGCCATTGATGCATGATATTCAAATTCCTCTATTGACCGTTCGACGATGCCAGGATTATCTGAAGCAAGAACAGTGAACTGGCCAGGATGAAAAGACAAGCGTACATTGTGTGTACGAGCAAGATCCCCAACTTCTCCAAACCGCTTTTCCAATGCTGACACAACTTCAGGTTGTCGCCAGAAATTTCTAAACTCATCATGAGTATACACAGGAAGCAGATCACTGCTGATACGTAACATACGAAGTGGTTCATCTAACTTACCTACTCTCTCTACTAGTTTACGGGTAGATTCGATGTTGCCTTCCATCAAGTCCCAGAGTTTTTGTTCAGCTACATCTCTAGACTGGCGTCGAAGCCATGCTACAGTTGTAGTGCCAGTGTTGTATTGTTTAGCATCATCTGTAGATTTGATACCTTCAGTTTGATGTGGATGATCGATCCATTTACATGCGAAGCCTATACGTTTCATTACCAATGCCTTATGACGCCTAAGATTATAAAAATGTTTGTAAGTACATATGATAACACAATTAAGGTACGAATGCAAGCAATTCGGTCCGATTCTTTGTCCGTATTGCCTGCTTTCTCACCTAATGCTTTGGCCCAAAGGCGCCAAAAATACTTAACCTTCGTACGTAGCTGAATTGCCCGCATGTTCGAATACCTCTACACTTTTGATACGAACACTAGGATTTAATGGATAACGATGATTGCCATTTACTAGCAAGTCTGCCATTTTGTCATAGCACATTTTTGCAAACAATTCACAACCTACACCGGGCACAATTCGAAGATCGCATACACCCGATCTGCGGTATGGTTCTACTTGTACACGTTCTGGATTACCGTCATGTTCTGGATTTGAACTCCAACCGGCCATAGCTTTGAATCTATCTAGCAATGGATCGTCTTCGGCAATTACTGTAGTATGATCAAACATATAGTCTGCCCATTCTTTAAATTCCTTGAGTCCGCCAAAGTCCATACCCCAGTTCTTTTCGTCTAGTGTATCGCATTCAAAGATTAGTTTGATACCAATTGAGTATCCATGTAGTAGCGAGCAGTGACTATGTGTGGCACGCCATTGTCTAAAACAGCATGAAAGTCCGCGGTCGTTACCGTATGTTTTTGTTGAATAAAATTTTGCCATTGTCTTCTCCTAAAAGTAGCAATGACATGCAGAGTTTATATTGCGGGATGAATGCCTAAGTCCGCATAGTATAATTATACAGACTTATTTATAGAAGTCAAATTTAACGAGCGGCAATTTGTCCAAAGCCCAACCATTGTCCAGGTGTGCCTGTTGCTACACATACCCAACCAATATAGTCGTTAGCTTTTGGTTCAGCGTTCCAGCAGATGTCTCCAACTATATAACTGCCGGTAGTAGGAGCGGCAATATTTGTAGTAAAGCGTTTGCCGCCAATACTAACATCTCCATTTACGCTAAAGTTCAAACTAGGATCTGGGTTGTTAACACCAACACTTAGTTTGCCAAATACTTTTACTGGCTTAGACTGTAGTGTATTATCTCCAATACTAATTTGGTTATTGTCGCCGTAAATAACTTTTGCAGTAGCTTGTGTTAGAGATACAGCATTATTAAAATTCAATCCTGTATTTGTTACTTGTAAACTGTTAACACCATCGTTAAACAATATATCAGTAGCCGTAACTAAGCCATTCACTTGTAGCTTGCCTAACAAAGTGGTATCACCTGTAACTGATAAACTGTTCAAAGCGCCTACACTAGTTAGACTAGATTGCACTACAGTTGGTCCTAGAATAGATTCATTTAGAACAAACTGCCCATTAGCATAGTAGCCTTTGCCTAACCCAATATCAAAACTTTCGCTAGAATATAAACGATCAGGACCGCTGGACATAACCAATTGACGTGTAGCACCTGTGCCAGTCCATTGTATACCCAATCCGTAGATACTTGTATCAGCTGTTGCTGTAAATTGTAGTGGATGTGTACGGTCAATTCTATTGTCAGTTACAATGTTAGTAGCAGTTAGTGTACCATAAACATTTAATACACCCCCACCTCTGTATTGATCGCCAACATTAACTTCGCCACTTTGTTTTACTGTAACACGAGATAAGCCGTCTGTAATGATACTAAAATCGTGACTGCTATCAGTTCCAACATAAGCACCTGTAATATTAGGACTGCCTAATACAATGCTTATATTGTTTTCTAAAATATTAACTGCGGCGCTAGGCTCGTCTGTGCCAATGCCTAATCGATTAAATGTACTGCTAAAGAAAGCAAAATCACCTAGTGTAGTGTCTCCGCTTACATTAAGATTAACCAGTGTACCCAATGCACGTAGTTTGCTGTTAACAACAGTGTCGCCCAACCCACTGCTAGTAATTACTGGAACATTGTCTATTTTATAAGTTTGATCTGGGCCTGTATCAAATCCACTACTTGCCCATAAACGTCCGCCTGTTCTATACTGTAATTGTGTTGCACCATTAGGCCAACTCCAGCTAAAACCTTGTCCGTTTAACTCTTCTTCTGTAGAGGCTGTCCAATTATTTAGGTTAGAACCGTTTTCTGTAAGTATATTTCTTACATTGATAGTGTCGGCTGTTACTGTACCGTTAATAGTATAGTCGCCATTGTGTGTAAATGCGCCTGTAGTATTGGCTAATTCTGCATTAATTAACTGTACAATGCCGTCTTGAATTGATAGTTGGGTCATGGATAAACACTCTCTTTGGAGTATTTATCCACGATTTGCTCTACATTACTGCACTTTCAACAGTACAGTATCTTCGTTAATGCGTCCATTCATCTTAGTGTCTGTAGCATTAATGTCTTCCAAGAACTTGCGTAGTTGAACTTTACCTGCCGACTTAAACTCTTTGAGTTTGTCTTCGGGCTTACGTACAGTCTTTTGAACGCTTTTGAATTCGTCAAAGCCTGTGATTGTAGTTCCCTTAACACCCAAGTCGTTAAACTCTGAGGCAATGTATTTGCCCAATTTACGTGTTTTGGTATTGAACACCCAAAGTTCTTTTGAACCAATAATGTCCGCAGGGTTAATCGAAACCAATTTTAGCGGCTCGTTCGATTTCATGTACTTGAGCTTGGCAACCAATTTGTCCTTAGGTACAACTTTAGTTTTACGTGGCTTACGGTTAACTTTGGCTTCCTGTGCCAACATAT